GGCTTAATGTCGGGCATTTTTTTAGCTGCATCTGAGTAATGGTTAATCAGCCATTAGCCACATGCAATCACACAACCAAAGGAACCTACCCCATGATGCACTTACAGCTCGCGGGTAGCGGCGTCATGTCCGCTTATTACCCGCCTGAATCTGAATTACACCGCAAAGTTCGCCAACTTATCCGCGCCGCAATGTGCCAGTTGAGGTCGTTATGCAAATAAACCACGCAGCACTTAAAGCAGCCCAGAACAAAGCCGTTATTGCCCGTTATTTGGGTGACGGCGTTATGTGGATGTCTGCCTACGAGCAAATTCGCAAAGCGGTGAATATTCCGTGGTACCGGAGAAAGAAATGAATATCCCTGTTAAAGACTGGTCAGACGATGCGTTTATTCGCCTGATGAAAGACCTGTTAAAGCCTGAAAAGAAAGAGCAGGAGAAACAGCAATGAAACTCTCATTTAAAGAACGTCAAGAACTCGACCAGATTGTCGCGACACTGACCGATTACGATAACGAGCAAATCAGTAATCAGGTTGACCGTCTGGTTGTCAAAGCCAATCCGTCAATTAGCGCCCTGCTCGACTTCCAGCCCGACGAATTCACAAAGGACGCGATATCCATCATGGAAGATGGCGAAGCGCTTGAAGCTGCGTTTATCGCGGTTATTGAGGAACGCATTAAATGGGAATACGCGCTGGGTATTTTCATGAACAGGCACAGTTATAAAGGAGCGGCGTGATGAGCTTCAATATCGTTGAGTTTGTCAAAAAACAGGAGCCATTATTTTGTGGAGCCCTCTCAGAGCAAACTGTTAACTGGGCGAAGGAAAGCCAGTTTGCCATTCAGCTATTCCAGAAAAACGATTACCTGGCTAAAACAGCGCTTTCCAACCCGACCAGTGCGCAGAACGCCATTATCAACGTTGCAGCTATCGGTATCACATTGAACCCCGCCAGCAAGCTTGCTTACCTCGTCCCGCGTGGCGGGATGGTTTGCCTTGATATCAGCTATATGGGTCTGCTGCATCTGGCGCAGTCAGCCGGGTCGATTAAATGGGGTCAGTGCAAACTTGTCTACGCGAACGACACATACGAATCCAACGGGCTCGACCTTGCACCCACCCACAAATACAACGCGTTTGGTGACCGTGGAGACGTTGTCGGCGGTTACTGCACAGTGAAAACGCCTGATGGTGACTATCTCACGGAAGAGATGAGCCTGGCAGAAATCAAAGCCACCGAGGCAACCAGCAAGGCCAAGAATGGCCCCTGGAAAAACTTCTGGGAAGAGATGGCGCGTAAGACCATTGTTAAACGCGCAAGTAAATACTGGCCCAAGGCGGCGCGTCTGGATAACGCCATTCACCTGCTTAACGAAGATGAAGGGATGTATCAGGAGCCGGTAATGGCTCATGTGCCGGATGAAGACATTCAGGAAACTGAACGCCAACGCCAGCAGGAGGTTATGGATAAAGCCACTGAACTCTGCGACCAAATGGAAATGGCAGAAAGCATGGATGAGCTGAAGCGTACTTTTGCCGACGCATTCAAATTAACTCGCGGCATGAAGTTGCAGCAAAACATCCAGGCTATTTACGCAGAATGCAAAGCGAAACTGGAGGCGACAAATGAGCAAGCTGTATGAGATTGCTGATGACTACGCCAGGCTTCTGGATTCTGACCTTGAACCAGAAATGATAGCCGACACTCTCGAAGGGATTGAAGGGGAACTGGCGGACAAGGTGGAGCAGCTTCTTGCCATCTGCAAAAACGAAAGTGGATATTCAGAACGCCTCAGGGAAGAGGCTAAAAAGCTTCAGGAGCGCTCGGCATCAATTGATAACAAAGTAACCAGCATCAAGGCGTACATCGCAACAGCGCTTGAAAAAGCCGGAAAGAAATCAATTCGCGCCGGTCTGCACCAGGTGACATTGCGGAAACCTTCACAGTGCGTTGAAATCATCGACCCTTCACTCCTTCCCACTGAATACGTCGAATTCGATACGGTAATTAAACCTAACAAGCTGGCTATCAAACATCAGCTTGAGGCAGGCAAAGAAGTAACCGGTGCAACGTTAAAACCCGGCAAGCCATCCCTCTTAATTAAATAAGCGAGACGAGCATGAAACATAAAAATGACTCCATCAGAGTTGGTGAGGTCACACTCCCCTATTCGGTGAATGCCCGTGGATGGCGGACGCCAAATAACAGAATCATTCAGAACCCGTTAAAGGCACAACGTTATGCAGAGGTGATGAACGATGCGCTTAAGTCAAAGCCTATTAAAGTGAGGGCGGCATGAGTGACTACGGAGGATCAACAACCCCCACCGCCGAGCGGGACTACTGGCAGACTCCTGTCGAGATATTCAACGCTCTTGATGCTGAGTTTGGCTTCTACCTGGACGCTGCAGCCAGCCAGAGTAATACGTTATGCGGTCACTATCTCACTGAACTGGATAATGCGCTGAATTGTGAATGGGTGAGCTACGGGCCTGTATGGGTAAATCCCCCCTATTCCGATATCACACCATGGGTAAGGAAAGCAGATGAGCAATGCCGCCGACAGGGACAGCCGGTAGTGATGCTTGTTCCTGCGGATATCTCAACGGGATGGTTCAGCCTTGCTATGGAAAGCGTCGACGAAGTACGGCTGTTTACCGGCGGGCGGGTTCAGTTTTTATCGGTCAGCAGAACGGGAAAGCGACAGTCTAACCCGAAGGGATCACTGTTCCTTATCTGGCGCCCGTACATCCGCCCGCGCGGGCAAATCACTACCGTCTCCAGAGATGAACTGGAGCGGATCGGCAAGGAATACATTGAAGATGTGGAGGCTGCATGAGCGCAGAACTAATCGACGCTGCCAACGAACAGGTTGAACACAATTTGCAGATAGCGCTGGCGAACCGGCGCACATTCAGCAACGCGGTATCGGCTACTCACTGCACGGATTGCGGTGATGATATTCCAGAGTTGCGCCGGGTGATGGTGCCAGGCTGTCAGCGCTGTGCCAGTTGTCAGGAAGACAGTGAGCGTCGAGCGAAGCAAAGGGGGATGATGTGATGGATTACAGCAAGCTTAGCGATCAAGAAGTGAATGCGGTGGTGGCGAAAAAAATTGGCATCCAATTTGATGAGGAAGGGCCATGCATATTTGACTCCTCAAATATTGACAGCCCGTACAGTGACGGTGAACCAGTTAGATTTTCATTCGACCCATGCAACAACGCAGCTGACGCGTGGCCGATTATCGAAAGCAATGGCATCTCAATCGTCAAACATGGTCACGGAATGTGGCTGGCGTCTTCCGATGCTTATTGGGTTGATGGCGTTGAATGGCAAATTGGCGGAGAGAACCACCCAAACCCACTCCGCGCCGCAATGATTGTCTTCCTCATGATGCAGGAGTCAGCCAATGTTCAGGATAATCCAGCCTGACTTGCCAATTATAAACTATGCAACTTGCTTACTTTGGCTGGTGAAGTGTAAGGTCATGAGCGGATAACATTTTCTCATAATGAGGACTCTGTATGCCCGGATGCTTAGTTTTTAGAAATGATGGCCCAGTAATCGATTTTAAAGTGAAAGTTGAATCGCCTGAACTTTACTTCGCTAACGTCACTACCGGCGGGAAGGATGCTTATCAAATCCACGAATATGTGTTGGTAGACACTAATACGAAAGAGAGGCATGTTTACCAAATTGCATACGATAAAAAGCCGTCTGACCATGAAATTGAACGAGCAATAAAAGAGCTAAAACCTATACCAATATCAAAGCTTTGAAGAGCAAAAAAACCTCGCCTCGGCGGGGTTTTTTATTGGAACAAAAACACCTCCGCGCTATGCGGGTGGCATGAGGAGAGATTATGGGGAAGATGACTTTCGTATTTGAGTATGAGGACGGCAAGGAGCCGCCAGTTAGCGCAGGGATGGAGTTTATGGGCGGGAAGATTGTAGCGGCTGCTTTTCGTGATGCTCTTGAAGAGCCTGAGGTATGTGAAGAACTTGGACCTGGCCCTGATTTTTTGGAAATGCTTCGCAACAATTTATGACGCAACTGATAGCTGATTCACTGAGTCGGCTATCCGGTGCAATGTCGCACCTGACCGAATGAGGACGAAGCTCGTTCCGGTTAAATGGAGAATACCCTCGTTGATTTTGGCCCGCCTCGTGCGGGTTTCTTTTTTGCCTGGAGGATAACCAATGAGCGAAGTGATCCAACTGGTTGCCAATAAGTGGGTGACCGAGCAAAACCTTATCGCCGTAACAGGCCTGAAGCGCGGGACCATCGAGCGTGCCCGGCGCGAGTCTTGGTTCCTGGGGCGTGAATATTTGCACGTATCCCCTGACGGTGAACCCAAACCAAACAGTGAATGCATGTACAACACTGAGGCGATCAATCTCTGGATAGAACAGCAAGCGGCCAAACAGCCTGGTGCCCGCAACTAAATTACAGGGTAACCTAGTCAGGCTCTTGGACGTCGGGAGGGAAGAATGGCATACCCAACAGGCGTAGAGAATCACGGAGGAACACTCCGCATATGGTTCATGT